TATGAAGGTGCTGAAGGAACATTTGATGCTGAAGAAACAATTGTAGTTCCTAATTTAGGAAGAGTTATTCAAATTGCTGAACAATATGGAGTTGAAGCTGGTACTGGGGGTAATGTTACATGGCATAAAGGTAAAATTCCTATGACTGCATCTGTACAAGATTATGATTTAGAAAAATGGGCAGATGAAAATATCCCTCATTATAAAGGACATGATATAGAAATTATGAGGGTATTTTATGAGGCACCTCCTGCATTACTACGATTTTTTGACCCTTATGTAGGATCAGGAATGGGTACTATGGATATGATGGATAGTTTTGGTTGGGGTAATTACTCACCAGCTGGAGTTGACTTTGTCTTAATGCCTATGAATTATGATTTACAAGTAATTCAACAAATCGAATTTAATGATATGATTAGGAGATCTAATTATTCATTTGAAATGCATAATAATAATTTAAGATTATTTCCAATACCAGATGGTAAAAATCCTGATAATATTTGGTTTGAATATATTCTTAACTCAGAAAGATCATCAGCATCATTTGTAGTAGGTGGAAGTAGTACAATAGCTAATATCTATGATGTACCTTATAAAAATCCAAACTATGATAAAATTAATTCTATAGGTAGAGCTTGGATATTTGATTATGCTTTAGCAGTATGTAAAGAAATGTTAGGATATGTTAGAGGTAAATACCAAGTAGTTCCAATACCAGGAGATAATGTTACATTAAATGCAAATGATTTAATTACAGCCGCAACAGGTGAAAAAGAAAGATTAATTGACAGATTAAGAGCTTATTTAGGTGAAATGTCAAGAGAAAAATTATTAGAGAGAAAAGCAGTAGAAGGTGATTACCTGGAAAAAGAACTAGGAAAAGTTCCATTTCCAATTTATATAGGATAATATGGCACTATTTGGAGGAGCAAGAGACATAAGCCTATTTAGACACGTAAATAGGGAGTTAATGGCAGATGTTATTACTCAACAATGCTCATTCTATAAGTTTAAATTAGAAGAAACTAAAGTAAATTTATATGGTGAAGCAGCTGAGGAAAAATATTACATGGGTCCTGTCTTGCTTAATTGTTTAATTGAAAGAGCTAATGAAGATTTCCCTGAAACAGATTTAGGTACTGATTTTACTTGGGGTGCTACATTTAAATTCTTAAGAGATGATTTATTAGGTAAAATGGAAGATTTTAATTTAGATTTTGAACCTACAAATTATCAATATGGAGCAGATTTAGTTCCTGAAGTAGGTGATATTATTTTATATCAAGAAGGTTATGTTAATGCTAACCAATATTTTATGGGTAAAAATCCTGATTATCCTAATTCACCACAAATACAAAATCCAGGATTAGATCAATTTGGTACATCAGTTTCTATAATTTGTGAAACACATTATGTACCAGCTGATAAAGTAGGAATATCACAAGAAAGATTATATACAGGAAATAATTCAAACCCATCATTAAATGGCTAATAGAGGAAAAACACCAATACCGAAGACTCAAAGAGAAATATTAAATTCTCAAATTGAACCATATAACCCGCCTGCGGGTTCACCTGGTTTTTCGGACACAGGTAATCCTAATGATTCTGGTACTTTTAATAGAGGAAATCAAATATCATTTAGAGATGATAATACAAAACCATTTTCTTTAGGTATTAAAGATATTGATGAAGCTATAATGTATTATATGGAAGAAGTAATTCAGCCTACTGTTATACAAAATGGAACAGTTCAACAAGTACCTTTTATATATGGTTCTCCTGAAAGGTGGAAACAAGTACAAAAAGATGGATACTATAGAGATAAAAAAGGTAAAATTATGTTACCTCTAATTACATTTAAACGTAATAATATTGAAAAAGTAAGAAATATAGCTAATAAATTAGATGCAAACAATCCTCATAATGTAAATGTATTTCAAAAGAAATATAGCACACAAAATGCATATGATAATTTTGCTATTTTAAATAATCAAAAACCTTTAAAAACAAATTATGCAGTAGTAGTTCCTGATTATGTTAATATGACTTATGATTTTATTATTGCTACTTATTATATAGAACAATTAAATAAAATAGTTGAAGCTATAAATTATGCTTCAGATTCATATTGGGGTAATCCTGAAAGATATCAATTTAGGGCTAGAATTGATAGTTTTGCTACCCCAGTACAAGTAGAACAAAAAGGAGAAAGATCAGTTAAAGCAACTTTTTCTTTAAAATTATATGGGTATTTAGTCCCAGATACAGTCCAAAAACACTTAAGTAAACTTAATAGAAAATTTAATACACCCTCACAAATTATATTTAATATGGAAACAGTACAAAGTATAGAGCAGTTAAATCAAACTAGTAATAACAACCCATCACAATTAGAAATCCAAAGTGATAATGATTTTACAGGATTTACAGAAAATATATAGTAATATTGAATTTCATAATATTTATAAATAAAATTAGATGGGTATAATATTAAGACAGAATAAGGGTTCCGAGTTAACGTTCGCAGAAGTAGAT